GCCGACCGGCGGGCGGTGCGTGGTGACGGCGCCGGAGCCGCGGATGGTGATGGTGGCCTTCCACACATCGTTGTCCTGGCTGGTGACGGCGAAGTTCTGCACGAAGCCGTCGAACTGCTTGGACAGCACCGTGGTGGGCGGCGTGATCTTGCCATCCACCGCGGCCGGCTTCGGCACGCCTTCGGTCTCGGACAGCGGTGCGGTGACCAGCCAGTTCACGACGGCGCCGGTCTTGTGCAGATCCTCGATCTTCTCGTGGTCCGCCGAGTCGTAGATGACCTCGATGCTGGTACTGCCGGTCTGCTTGCGGCCGGCGACGAACTGATCCCAATCGTCGTCGTAGTCGGAGATGTCGATCTCCGACGCCTGACCATCGGGGAAGCCGACCGAGCGCAGGCGGGTCACCTTGATGACCTCGGCCGCGGCGACGGCGACGAACAGCTGGGAGTGCTTGGACTTGATGACCTGTCCCATAGGGATTTCCTTGTGTTGTGCCCGTCGCCGGGCATGAAAAAAGCCCCTTGCGGGGCCGGTGGATTGTCGTTGTTGCTGGGCTATCGCAGCTGCAGCAGCCGCGCGTCGAACGAGATGCCGTAGGCGCCCGTCTCGTCGTCGTCCGGCGGCGGGTTGTAGGATTCGATGCTCCCCCGCCTCTCGATCTCGTCGCGGATCGCCACGGCGGCCGCGTTGGCTTCCGACAACGTGGCGCCCCAGACGGTGAGCCGCACCCGCCAGCCATCGGCCGGCGGCGGGTCGGACAGCTGGGCCGACGGCGAGCCGTGGACCGTCGCCCAGGTGACATAGGGCATGGGCGTGTCGGCGGGCGCGGTGCCCGGAAACGCCCGCACCGGATCGCCTAGCTGCGCGCGCACGGCGGGCGATTCCTGCAGGATGCTTTGGATCAGGGGAACCATCATCGCCAGCCGGTCTCCTTGGTGTACTTGTCGATGGCCTTGCGGGTAGCGTCGATCACGACTTGCGCCGCTTCCGGCCCCTTCGCCTCGCCTGCCGGCGTCAGGAATGGCTCGGCGGCCATCTTCTTGGTACCGAACTCCTTGAAGCGCCAGTAGTACACGTCGCTCTCCACCCGGTAGCTCTTGCCCACACGGCGCATCCGGCGATTGCGCTTGGTGTTGGCGTACTTGCGCTTGACGCCGAGCATCACGCCGACGGTGTAGTACTCGCCGCCCTCACCCACTCCCGCCTTGCGCCGGTTCTTCGCGTTCGCGCGAAGGGTGACGATCTGGCGCGCCATCGCGCCCGAAGCCTTGGGAGCCCGGCGCCGCGCCTCGTCGCGGATCAGGTTGCCGCCGGCGCGCATGCCGGCCTGCAGCGGCTTGCCCTGGACAGCCTTCGGCAGGCCGCGCAGCGATTTCAGCAGGCCATCCAGCCCCTCGATCTCGATGCGTTCAGCCATCGGACACGCCCGCAATGGCGATGATCGCCAACTCGCTCCGGTCGTTGCTCGGGGCGATGCTCTTGATGTCGAAGTGCCGCCCACGCATCACGATCCGCCATTGCGGATCGACCTCGCGCGGCCGGATGTCGATGCGCACCTGCTCCCGGTAGCGGTCAGCGCCGGCGGCCACCGCCTCGGTCGTCGCGGCCAGGTTGTTGGTCACCTTGGCCCAGACCGAAACCACCTCGGACCACTCAGGCTTGCCGGCGCCGCCGAGCGGGTCACGCTCCACGGTCTTGCGCTCGAACCGGATGCGGGTTTGCAGGTCGCCGTCGTGCAGCGTCACGGCATCATCCTCCGTCGATAGTGGCGCAGGAACGACTCGGCGCCCTGGGGAAGCTCCACTGCGGGCGCGCCTACAACCACGTCCGAGCGGTTCGCATACAGGTGCCCGATGGTGAGCAGGATGGCCGTGACGATGCTCGGATTCACGACAATGCCGTGGATGCACGCACCGGCTTCCGCCATCGCTTCCTCATAGGCCAACTCGGCCAGGCGGATGGCGGCCGTCCTCTCGTCCCGGTCCTCGATGAAGGTGGCCGCCGCCAGCGCCTCGGTGCGCGCCGTGGCGGCGGCCCGAACGCCGGCGGGGTATGCCGAACGCGCCGTCGCCAGCGCCTCCGGCGTTTCGTAGATGCGGCGATTGAGATAAGCCTGGGCGGCATCCACCGCGCCATCGATGGCCGTCTGCAGCTGATCCGCCGGATAGTCGGCCTCGACTCGCACCTGCGAGCGGGCCTGTGCGAGCGAGACAATTGGCATGTCAGTCCTTCTTGCCTTCGGCCAGCGCGGCGGCGAGCTTGTCCACGCCCCAACGCTTGTCGAACGTGATGCCGGCCGCTTCCAGCTTGGCGATCAGCTCCGCCTTCTCTTCCTGGTCGGGGCCTCCCGAGGACTTGCCGTCGGCCAGCGCGCCGGACGCGCGGGCGCCGGCTTCCAGTTCGGGCGGGCACTCGTCGCCGGCCGCGAACTCGGTTGGGTAAATCTCGCCATCGCGCACGACTTCTCCATGCAGAGCGGGCGGCCGAAGCCGCCCACCCTTGGTTATCGACCCTCGACCCGGTTACGCGGCGATCTTCAGCGCGCGCATCGGCTCCGGGTTGTGGACGCCGCCGCCCACACGCTTGGTCGTGTAGAAGTGGACGTAGGGCTTGTTGGTGAACGGATCGCGCAGCACGCGCACGCCCTTGCGGTCGTACACGGTGTAGGTCTGCTTGAAGTCACCGAACAGCGCGGCGATGGCGTTGGCCGCCACATCCGGGATCGCCGCCACGTCCTGCACCGGGAAGCCCAGCAGGGTGGACGGCTGGCCGGCGATCAACGACGGCTGCCACAGGTAGTTGCCTTCGGTGTCCTTGAGCTTGCGCACCGCGCCCATCGTCTTGCGGTTCATGGCGAAGCGGGCGTTCGCGGTGAAGGCCGACGGCAGGTCGTACACCAGGTCGATCAGGCCGTCAGCGGTGATCGTCGCAGCCGCACCGCTGTTGATCGCGCTGATGGCGCCGAACGGGTGCTTCGCCGCATTGGCCCCGCCGGTGACGTAGGTCAGGATGCCGAACGGCTTGTTCACGCCGTCGCCGGCGAAGAAGCCCGCGCCCTCCTGCCGGGCGAACTCGGTATCCACTTCGCCGGACAGCCACGCCTCCAGGTCGATCTCCGAGTCGTCCAACAGCTGCTGCGTGGCGCCCGGGTTGGCATACACCTCGCCCCAGCCGAAGCCCAGCTGCTTGAGCTTGCCGGTCGCGGTCGCGGGACGCGCATCTTCCTCGCCGACCCAGCCCGAAGCGGTGCCCCCCATGTTGTACAGCTTGGTCAGGCCGGTGCCCGAGCAGGGGACCACGTTCGCCAGCTGGCGCATGTCCGACAGGACGACGAGGCGGTCGGTGATGGTGCGGTCCCACTCGACCGGCGCCAGGTAACCGCCGTCATCGGCCACGCCCTTGTTCATCGCCGCCTGCACTTCGCCCTTGCGGAAGTGGGCCAGGAACGCGCCGCTGTACTCCGCATCGGCCAGCGTATCGCCGCCGGCCGCGCCGCCGCCCATCTGGATGGCGGCCAGCTGGGTATTGGCAGCATCCACCGCGGCCTGCAGCCGGGTGATTTCGCTGTTGATGTTGTCCACCTTGAGCGCCTGGAGGGCGTCGGCGTTGCCCTTCTTGACCTCCTCCAGCTGCTGGTTGTGCTCGGCCTTGAAGTCGGCGAATGCCTTGTTCAGCGCCTCGACCAGGGCGTTCACGTCGGGCGGGTTGCCGCCGTCAGCGCGCACGGAAACGAGACCGCGGGTCACGCGGCCTTTCGTCATGTTGCTCATTGATTACCTCGCTTACGCTTTTTTGATGGTGTTGAGCAGTCCTTGCAACAGGGCTGCCGTCTGGGTGTCGCCAGCGCACGGCGTGGCAGGTTCGGCAGCGCGCGGCTTGCCGGAAAACAGGTCTTTCAGGAGTTCGCGGCGGTCGGCCCGCGAGTAGCCGGCCTTCGTCAGGCTGGCCTCGACCATTGCCAGCGCCTTTGCCGGCGCCTTGGCCTTGTCGCGGCTCACCTTTGCCGGCGCCAGGCGCGCGTCCGCGAATCCCTTGCTGATCGCGTCGTCCACCGACATGAAGGTCTCGGCGTCCATCAGGGCCGCCACCTTCCCCGTGTCCATCCCGGAGCGGCTGGCGTAGACGGAAGCCATGTCCTGGTCCAGCGGCTCCAGCATCGCCATGGCCTTCGCCATGTCGTGCCGGTTGCCCACGGCCACGCCCCAGGCGTTGTGGATCATGATCCGGGAGTGGTCCGCCATCAGGATGCGGTCACCGGCCATGGCGATCACCGACGCAGCGGAGGCGGCCATGCTCAGGACGTGGACGGTCACCTCGCCCGCGTGCTGCCGCAGCAGGTTGTAGATGCCCAGCCCCTCGAAGTAGTCGCCGCCGGGCGAGTTGATGTTGACGGTCACCGCGCGCGGGCCGATGGAGCGCAGCGCCGCGGCGATGGAGCGGGAGGTGATGCCCTGTCCATCGATCCCCTGGCCGATTCGGCCGTAGATGGAGATCGAGGTCGCAGGGTCGGGCGCCGCCGCCTGCAATTCGGGCTGCCATGCGTCGATGGCGTCCTCGCGCACATCGAACTGCATGCCGGCCAGACCGGCATCGGCGCGGATTTCAGGCAGATTCCGGAGGCTCATCGGGCTTTCCTTTCTGGGTCATCGGGTTGCGCAGCTCGTTGGTGCCGGGCTGCTCGGATTCGGGGTAGTCCAGCAGGTCGCGGATCTCGTTCTGGGTGTGCCAGGGCGCGGTGCCGCCGGCGCCGAGTGCCTTGGCGAAGAAGTCGGCTTGGTCCTTCAACGTGCCGCGCATCAGCGCCCGGACGTTGAACTTCGCCTGGTACTGCTCCAGCTCGTGCTCCTGCAGGAGCGTGCGCTCGATGGCCTGCTCCCAGTTC